TCTGCAATATCTTGTGATACTGCGGCTGTGTTTTGTGATGTTTGATATGCAGTAGTTGTACCAGTATTGATCTTAGAGATCACCACTGACATGCCCTGCGTTGGTAGTTGGTGCTTGCGTGCGGCATCCGCGAATGGGCGGCCTGCGCGTGCTAATGGTGCATACAAATCAACTAGGTATTGTGGCACTACTAAGCCTGCAAAATTGGATGTACCAACTGCACGCTTTTCAATTGCCATTTCCTGTTGATGGCGTGCAATTCTTGCACTTGCTTCACCATCGGTTTTAAATTGTGCTTTTAAAGCATCTGTTAAGAAATCATTGCTTGATCTCTCTGAGTAAGTAAGTTGCTCGCTTGTAACAATAAAGCCACCAGCGCGTGCTTCTTTCTTTGGCTCAACATTAGCATCAACCTTAGCGGCTAATTCTGCGGCCTTTTGATTGCGAATTTCAATATCGCTCATCTGCTCAATTCGCTCATCCAACTTTTTGATCTCCAAGTTAAGGGCTTCAACATTAGCCAACTCAACTTCAGATAGATCGCGTGCTTCTTCTGCCGCACGATCTAAAGTTGCCTGAATGAGAGATGTCTTTGATTCGCGCTTCTCGCGTAGAGAAGATAGAAATGTATTTGACATAGTTCTCCTATTAGTAGTTTTTGTAGTGAGAAGGTGTAACGCGCCGGTAACCGGGGTTAGGTGTTCTACGACTTATCAAAATTATATCTCTTTTTTTAATGCTTTTAGCAATTCCTTAGCCGTGTTATATCTTGTTTTTTCCTCTATTACCTCTACAACCTCTGATCGGTTTTCACCATATTCTGAAATATTTATAGCGGTTAATTGATCTTCAGCCTGCGCCTGGGTTTTGTGGCAACCAATTAACTCATTTGTGTCAGTTTTTACAACCGCAAAACCTTCACACTCAGGATGGTTATTTATTACGCTGTATGGCATTTAATATTTTCCTTGCTTCATCAAGGCGTGGTGTTATTGGTGGCTGACCCTCACGCATACCGGTAACGCTTGCCAAATCGCCATAAGCACCAAAGGTAACAAGTGATACTTCTGCTAAATGTGCTTTAAGTCTTTCCATTACGCCATCAGGTCTTTTTTTATTTTTTATTGGCATAAAACCAACTGATAATTGATCTAACGCGCCATCTTTGACTAACTCTAGTGCTTCATCACCATCACGCGTTTTAGAAATTTTAAATTCGGCATACAAGCCTTCATCTGTTTCCCTAAGCAATGTGGCACGGCCTAAAACATTATTCTCACCATGTCCCCTAAGAAGTTTGACCCGATGTGGTGCTTTGATTACTTCTGCAAAAACACCTTTTCTAAATACTTCAATCATGGTGCTAGTAATGCGCTGTTCTTTGTTGTATGGCACGGCAATGCCAAAGATGGTGCGGCCAGCTCCATTAGCACGCAACTCTAAATTAACTGAGTAATTTCTGTTTTCCATTTTTTCTTCAGACATAGTTGGCATCCTCTACTGTATCTACCGCATCGCTTTGTAATGATTCATCTTCTTCATCGCCTTCTTCATAATCCATAGGATCAAGATTTTCATAATCTCTAACTTCATCAACGGTTAAGAATCCATTTGATAATGCAACAGCATAAGCATCATATCTACTAGCCGTATCAGTTTTTAATAATGATTCATACTTAAATGCGGCTGTTTGACCCCGGACAAGCAAGTCAGAAAATGCCGCTTCTATGCGCTCTGCAATTGGCTGAATTGACCATTTGATTAATTGTAAGTTTTCTTGCTCAACATTGGAATAAGTGCGGCTTGAATTAGGTGATCCCAAAAAGTAAGGCGGTAAGCCTAAAATGTTTGCGGCTTCTGTTAGCCCGGCTGTTTGCGCTTCAACTAATTGAGATTCTGCCGCGTTGCTACTTAGCACTTCAAAATCTGTTGATGAGTTCATTACAACCGGTGATCTATTGCGAGATGAGTACATTGCCATCCACGCGCTCTTTAAAGCATCGGCTTCTTCTTGTGTCAGATCAGGATTAGCAGACTTAATAACAGCCGTAGGATTTACGCCGCCATCAAAATATCTTGATGCATATTCATTGATTGCAATCTCTTTACCTAATGCTTGTTTAGCAACTGCTAAAATACCTTTACCAACTAAATCACCTGGCATTGTAAAATTTTTAATGTGTAAAATTTCTGATTGATCGTAAGTGCGCTCATCAATTGTATAAACTATGCGGCCATTATCTCGCGCAACTTGCACGCGATCAGGTGAAACAGGGTAGATGCTCTCCGGCAATCCATTAACACCTGGTTCACCTAATACCGCAACATAATTACCATGAATGATCAAAGCGGCGGCCATTGCGCTAATTGTTTGCATCCTTGTTTCATTTGGTACTGGCCGCATTAAAATTTGTGGTGTTGGTTTAACTTCTCTTTTATTGCGATATGCACACAAAGGCAATGCACCAATAGCATCACTAATTAAAGTTATGCCGCGATAGATTGCAGGTATGCCTAGTGCAGTATTTTGATCTACATAAGCACCTGCCCAATTGCCTTCAAAGAATCGGCCAACTCTACCTAAAGAATCTACATACCCGGAAGATGTATAAACCATAGATGGTTGTATTTGTCTTTTAAGTAAGCGGCCTAGCATTATTTACCTCTGTTTTCCAAAGCAACGCCAAATAAAACTAAAAATGCACCTGCCAATATTACAGCCACAACTGGATTAAATGTTGCGACACCTGCAACTATAAATAAAGAACCTGTTATTTGTAAAGCGGATGATAAATACTTCATCAGTAGATTTTACTCCTTGCCACTGGCTGATCTTCTATTTTGGTTACCACTCCATACCGTGCCAGTGTAGCCGCCACAAGTGGGGTTATGTTGGTTGTGCTTTGGCGATTCCATGCCCATGAATCTCCAAGTGGTCTTTTAGTTGAACCCATAATTGCCGTTTTTAAATTGGGATCATCTAAATGACATATTGTTTTAGCCTGTACCGCATCATAAAATGAACCACAGGCGCGTGCGTAGTCACGCAAGTGTATAGACATAACACCTATATCCTGTTTTTCAAGTTCTACAATTAATGATGCGGCAGGCGATCCTGTATCTATAACTACCTTTGTGTTGTGCTTTTTGCATAACTCAACCAATCTAGGCAGTACCCATGATGTGCCTTCTCTACATTCAATTAACTCAATAGGAGTAAAATCTCTAACTAAGCCAGAAACTGCTATTGATGCCCTATCACGCTCACGCGATATATCTACGCCAAATACAACTTGATTGCCAACTGTTATATCTGTCCTTGCTAATGAATCCCATAATTCGGTATTAATAACCTGTACGGCATCTCTAGCCGGCCACACATTCAACCACTCCTTTGTAAATATCTCAGGGCTGTTAGTTGCCGCCGCTTCTTTAACTGCATCTAGCAATACACCTTTTTGTTCATGCAATGATGGTATGGCCTGATACCACACTTCTTGATCTAGGTAATCAAATTCATCACTAGCCGGACACCATTCAAACCAAGCCAATTTATTTTGTGGTTCGGCTATTTCTCTATGGCCTATTTCGCGGTAATGCTCTAATAATTCAGATTGTCCAGGTCTGCCAGCATTAGACAGAATCCATAATTGACCATTGCGTTTTGTGGCTAGGGTTGGTTGCAAGTTAGCAATTAGTGATAACGGATGGGTCAATGCTTCATCAATTACCATAAGATTTAAACTAAGGCCGCGTGCGCCTTTGTCATTAGGTGTAACAATGCCATAGGTTGACCCATTACGCATGTATATCTTCTCACTGCCATTAACTCGCGATACCCTGGCAATGCGCTTTGAAAATTTAGGCGATAACTGAAAACTTAATAAATGTTCTTCCCATTTACCTTTAGCCATATTGCGATCTTGTGCGGTGTAGGCAACATGTCTTTTAGGTTGCAATAATTCATAAGCGATACGCGTTTCAATAAGTTTGCTTTTGCCATTCTGCCTGCCTACTTGCGCGGCCACTGTACGGTATTTGTACAAACCATCTTTATCTTTTTCTAATCCCACATCTGCTACATATTGTTGCCAATCAAACAATTCAAAACCTAGTAAGCGTGCCACCTGGGCTAACTTATCGCCTTCTGTTTCGCATGTTTGATCTCTTAGTGATGCCCATCTAGGCTTACATAAGATTTTATTCAAACAGATCATCCTCATCAGGCAAACTACAACTATCCCATATCTCGCGTAACTCTTTGGATATGGATGGGATCGTGTGGCCACCCTTGCCTGATTCCTCAATGCGATCCCAGGCGCGTGCAAGGCCTAATAACATCTCACGCTTTACGCCATCAATATCTGTACGCCCGGTTAATGATTTAACCATTGCGGATGTATGGCGGCCTAATTTCTTTTTAGGCTTACCATTGGCGACTATTTTTAATTGCCTTGCGTTTTGCGTTTCCATATTTAGCACCCCTTGAATAGTTGCAACTTGCACATGACGGCCTTAAACTCCCACTCCACAACTCAGGCGTTGGGAAGGAATCAATAG